GGTACGCCATTAACTCAAGAGCTTCGACGTATGGGTATACCAGTGACGGCCTATACACCATCGAGAGGCCAAGATAAGATTGCGCGAATGAACAGCGTTGCTCCGATCTTCGAGTCGGGCATGGTCTGGGCACCAGATGAAAGCTTTGCTGATGAGGTGGTTGAGGAAATGGCGAGCTTTCCGTTTGGCGATAACGACGATTACTGTGACTCGGCAACGATGGCGCTGATGCGTTTTCGTCAGGGTGGATTTTTGAGCTTGCAAGGCGATTACCCTGAAGAGGCTGAGTTTTTACGGCGTGACAGACAGGTATATTACTGATGGCAATTGAGAAAAAAGGCTTAGGCACTGAAACCGATCCTGATGTGATGCCGATGGGCAGCGCGATGGAGATCGAGCCTGAGATGACTCGCAACGACGAGATTCGCAACGCAGCCGAGATACTGGTTCGTGAAGAAGAAATCTTGGTCGATGATGAGATCGATGCCGAAGAAGAGCAGATAGCTACCGACTTCAACGCCAACTTGGTTGATTTTATCTCCGATAGCGACCTGTCCAAGCTTGCCAGCGATGTCATCAACTCAATCAAGGCCGACAAAGAAAGCCGTAGCGAGTGGGAAAAGACCTACACCGATGGCCTGAAGTATCTGGGCATGAAGTTTGATGAATCCAGAAGCCAGCCGTTTGAAGGCTCTACTGGCGTGATTCACCCAATCTTGGCGGAATCTGTCACGCAGTTTCAGGCGCAAGCATACAAAGAGTTACTACCAGCCAAAGGGCCAGTTAAGACTGAGGTCGTAGGTGTACGCAGCCCAGAGGTTGAGATGCAGGCTGGTCGCGTTCAAGACTTCATGAACTATTACATCATGAACATCATGCAAGAGTACGATCCAGAGCTGGATATGCTGTTGTTCTATCTGCCGCTGGCAGGCTCTGCATTCAAGAAGGTGTACTTCGACACTGGATCAAACCGTGCGATGAGTAAGTTCATCGAGCCTCAAGACCTTGTAGTGCCTTACGAAGCGCCTGATTTGTTCTCTGCTGAGCGCGTTACTCATGTCCTTAACATGAGCCGCAATGAGATCAAGAAACAGCAGCTTATCGGCTTCTACGCAGACGTTGAGCTGAAAGGCGGATCTCTTAGCTTGAGCCGTAGTGACATAGAAGAGCAGATTGACGAGATCGAGGGCATGGAGCCTTCGTATCAAGAAGACCGCGATCACGTTGTGTTTGAGACGCACACCATTCTCGACATACCCGGCTTTGAGGATATGGGCGAAGACGGTGAGCCTACGGGCCTCAAGCTGCCGTACATTGTTACGATTGACGAGCAGAGCCAGAAGGTTCTGTCGATCAGGCGCAACTACATCGAGACCGACCCTCGCAAATCCAAGATCAACTTCTTTGTGCAGTACAAGTTCTTGCCGGGTCTTGGCTTTTACGGTCTGGGCTTGAGCCACATGATTGGCGGCATTTCCAAGTCAGCCACGTCTATTCTGCGCCAGCTCATCGACGCGGGTACGTTGGCTAACCTACCAGCAGGCTTCAAGGCTCGCGGTATGCGTATTCGTGACGAGGACAGCCCATTACAACCGGGCGAGTTCCGCGACATCGACACCACAGGCGCGTCATTGCGCGAGAACCTGATACCGCTGCCGATCAAAGAACCTTCTAACGTGCTCATGCAGCTACTAGGGCTGCTTGTAGAGTCTGGTAAGCGGTTTGCCTCCATCGCTGACACAAACGTAGGTGATGTCAATCAAGCCATGCCTGTAGGCACTACGGTGGCTTTGTTGGAACGTGGCACTAAGGTTATGAGCGCAATCCACAAGCGATTGCATTACAGCCAAAGGTTAGAGTTTCAACTTCTGGCAAAGGTCTTTTCTGAGTATCTGCCCCAAAGCTACCCGTATATGTCAAAGAATGGCCCACAAGAGATTATGGGTCAGGACTTTGATGGTCGAGTGGACGTAATACCTGTATCTGATCCCAACATATTTAGCCAAAGCCAGCGCATTACTATGGCTCAAGAGCTGTTGCAGATGGTGCAGTCTAACCCTCAGATACACGGGCCAAACGGCATATACGAGGCTTACAGGCGTATGTACGCGGCATTGGGTGTAAACGACATTGATAGCTTGTTGACGCCTCCACCGCCTCCACAGCCGCCTATGCCAATTGATGCTGGCATCGAGAACTCAGGCTTTTTGATGGGCCAGCCTGCTCAGGCGTTTGAACAGCAAAACCATCAGGCGCACATCGACGCTCACAGGTCGTTGTTCCTGACCGATGTGGTAAAGCAGAATCCTCAGCTACAGGGCATGATTATTGGGCATATGATGCAGCACCTACAGTTCATGGCTGGGCAGATGGTTCAAAACCAGTTACCGCCAGAGGTGCAGCAGCAGATGCAGGAGGTGCAACAGGCTCAGCAATCGGGTCAGGTTCCGCCTGATCAGTTGCAGCAGATGAGCAGTCAAATGCAGATGGCTATCGAAAAGTTTTCTTCTCCAGTCTTGGCTCAGCTTACCCAAGAGCTGCTTGAGTCAATCGGTCAGGGTGATGAGACTGATCCGCTCGTGCAGATTCGTGAGCAAGAGTTGGCGCTTAAAGAAAAAGAAATTGATGCTGATAATCAGCAGTTTGAGTCGAAGCAGCAACAGCGGCTTCAAGAAAAACTATTGGAAAATGAGATTGCGAAACAACGGCTAGGCGTCCAGAAAGACGTAGCTGACGATAAGCTCGATGTGGCTATCCGCCGCCTTGATCAACAGGCGGAGCTAAAGCTGCTCGACATGCAAAACAAAAATATGGGAGGCCGATAATGGCAACAGTTACTTCATCTACTAGCTATGTGCGTGATCGCGTAGACGGGTTACGCAAGCAAAAACAATTGATGCGCGAGGTTGAGCAAGCCTTAGCAGCAAAGCAAGCGGCTGAGAAAGAAGAAAAAAAGCGCCTGAGTGATCACAGAATTGCTACTAAGCTGGCTCGAATAAACGGTACTGACGCTCCTGCGCCAATAGAAGCCCCTGCGCCAGTAGAAGCGCCAGCGCCAGTCGTTGAAAGCACTCCAGCTCCAAAAGTAGAAGAGGCTCCAGCGAAGCCAAAGAAAGTTACGGCTAAAAAAACACCCAAGCCAAAGAAAGCGCCTGCAAAGAAAACCACTCCAAAAGGGACTAAGAAATGAAAATCAAAGATATGAGCCGAGTTGAGAAGGTTGATTCTCCAAAGGAAAACATCAAATCTGGCCCTACATCGCCAGAGCTGATTCGCCGCACTATGGGCGGCAAGATCAAAGTCATCAAGGCCCGTGGAGCTGGCGCGGCAACTCGTGGGTTTGATTTTCACGAGAAAGTTTAGTGGATGATATTGACCTTGGATCGCGCCTGAAAAGAGTCATGGCTGAGCGGAGAGAGCTTATCCGCGAGGTCATGATGGAAGGTATGTTAAAAGATATAGAACATTATAAAAGTTTGCAGGGCGAATTAACTGTTATAAACTTGGTCGAGGAAACCATCAAAGAGTTCTATAAGGAAATCTAAATTGACTACGCCTACGACTGAAGCCGCTTACGTTACAAACGAAGAGCGTGTTCTCGACCCAACCCTGCTTGATAAATCCGCGCTGGAGCGGATGCCAGACCCATCGGGCTGGAGGATGCTAGTTTTGCCTTACAAGGGTAAGGCTCAGACAGATGGCGGCATCCATCTCTTAAAAGAAACCATAGACCGAGATGCGCTTGCCACGGTTGTGGCTTACGTTGTCAAGATGGGGCCGCTTTGTTATGGCGACACCGAAAAGTTTGGCGACACGCCTTGGTGCCAAGAAAGGCAGTGGGTTCTTATTGGCCGTTACTCAGGCGCTCGTTTCAAGCTGGAGGACGGCGGAGAGGTCAGAATGATCAATGACGATGAAGTTATTGGCACTATCCTTAACCCTGATGACATAGTGAGTTTCACATGATTGAGAATCAAAACGCAGAGCAAGAAGTCTTTGAAGAAGAGCAAGTTGAGATTGAGGTCACAGAAGACGTTGTAGAGTCGGAGGATTCTGGTGACGAGCTTGAGAACTACACCAAGTCAGTTTCCAAGCGCATCAACAAGCTAAACCAAAAGAATCGAGAGGCGGAGCAAAGGGCGCAGCAATTAGAGCAGATTGCGCTGCAAAAAGAGGCCGAGCTTCAGCAGTATCGGCAGTATAGCGCCCAGCAATCAAATGCGGTTTTAGCCAAAGAAGAAGAGGCTTTGGTGTCTAAAGAGGCCCAGATTGATGACGTTTATCGCAAGGCCGTTGAGTCTGGCGATGCCGAACTGATCACCAAGGCTAACAAACTTCAGAACGACATTTCTATTCAGAAAGAAAAGCTTCGAGTTGCGAAGAACAGGCAGCAACAGCAAGCCGCCCAGCAAGAGCAGTATGTCTCTCAGGGCAACGAGCGCGTCGTGCAGCAGCAAGAGTCTCAGCAAGCCGAGCAAGAGGTTCAGCCCACCGAAGACGCCTTAGAGTGGCATTCTCGAAACGAGTGGTATGGCGACAGCGAAAACGAAGACAACCTAAAGGCTACGCAGTACGCCTATTACGTTCACTACAACCTAGCCAATGAAGGCTTTGACGTAGGCTCAGATGAGTATTATCAAGAATTGGACAGCCGTGTCGGTACGGTTTATCCTCATACGAGATCCGCTGATAGTGGGTCGAAGACCGTTAGAAGTGAAAAGCAACCC